CTCGCGCTCCAGCCGAATGCGCCTCCTCAAGCCGATAAGCTCGGTCCACGCATCCTTGCCGTAGGCATACAGGATAATCTCGCGGAGTTCCTTCTCCTGTGCCTGCGCCTTCCTGCGGTGCGCAAAGATTTCCAGCGCTTCTTGCTCTACGGACTTCCTGCTCGTAAGTTTCTTGAACAGAGGCGGGTTCTTTACATTGCGCTCCGCTTCGCCCAGATCGGAGAGAGCCGTGTACCACTGGGCCATCTGACCCATGCAGTCCTCTAGGTCCCTCCCCGCAGCGACTAGCTTCTTGACGCCATTGAACGCCGCCGTAGCCGTAGCTATGGCTGTTATAGGGTCCAGCATGTCCTACTCCCCCCATAGCCACGGCCCTGTTGCTACTTACTACCACGGCACTCCATCAGCGGTCGTGGGGTTCTTCTGCGCGTCGATGTTGGCTTGTAGCGCCGCCTCGGTTGCGTCCTTGTCCACGCCGTCAGCCCACACCCAGCCAAGCACGGTCGCTTCCGTAAGGCTGTCGTAGGGCACAAAGTCCGGGCTAGAGGCGTCGTAGGTGAAGCCACAGGTGCCATAGGAAGAAGCGGAGAAGGTATCTTCGCCAACGGTCTCAGAGGCCGTGCAGCGCCAATGCGCCACGATAACGCCCCCGTCGGAAAGCTCGCGCTCAAGGGTCGAGATGGTCCAGTTAAACATTCTGTGCCTCCATGTGCGCCGCGTAGGCGTCGATTACTTCTTGGGTGTGTACTGCTGCGCAGATGGCTTGCACCTTCGCATCCTCGGCGCTGTAGTCGTCACCGGGGGCCACAACGTGGCGGTGGAAAGACCGGCTGATCTCCTCGCCGTCGCGCTTGATCACGGTGGCAACGCGCACCTGAACGTGGCTGAAGTCGCCCACGATCTCCACCTTGTCTGCAAAACTTTCTTCAGTTAATGCCATTGTGTTTCTCCTTGGTCCGCCTCAATCGTCCGAGTGAGGTAATTAGGCTACAAAATATGTCAATGAAAATAAAAATGCAGAATTGTTTGCCAAATCTGCATAAGTTAATTCTGAGGAATCGGAATTACTGTCACATAGCATTACTCGCATATACGTTCCCGACGCCCTTCCAAGCTCAAGCAATGCGTATTTTTGAGTAAATGTAACGTAACGAAGCTCTATTGCTGCTGAAAACTCATTTACAAGACTTGTAAACGGTAATCCACTAATCTCAACTCTATTGGAACCGCTACCTTTGTTACTTAAAATAATTTCTGCTTCTACCGTTACTTGTCGACCTATTTTTGTGTATTTCCCAGCTTGCTCCGAATAGGTAACGCCTGACGTTCCTGTCTGATAACCAACAACGGGCGTCCAAGTCCCCTCCTCGTAATCGTCTAATTGATTCGCCGCACCCGTGCCGCCGAGGTAGACGCCTCCACCAACATAAATATCTCTAATTCTACGGCTAGTTGAGCCAAGGTCGTTTACGTTATCTGTAGCCGTACCGTTTCCGTCGCTTAGGAAAATGTGATTGCCACCAGTCACTATGCCTATATTGTTGCCAGAGGCTGCATTATCATAAAAGCCACCAGCAGTATAAGTAGTGCGCCCACTAGTTCCTACTTTGACGCCGCCGGAGAGGTAGAGGTCTTTGAAGCGGTTATTCGTTTCTCCAATGTCAATGCTTGCGTCGCTGTTTGTGTTATTGGTTATATCCCAAGGCATTACAGTGCTTAGTGACGAGTTAAAATACAAACCCGCATTCCCATTGCCCAGCACTAAAACTCCGGCTGAAGTACCAATCGACCCCACCGGGGTGCCTTGCTTTCTAAAAGTGATTATTGCCCCGTCATTTGCATTGTTTTTACCTATCTCTAATGCAGAACGGTCTGATGTTGTGGCAATTTCAAAGTGAGTGTCGCTTTCAACCCAGCCGCAACCTGCTTGAGTAGAATAGTTTGATGCAACATTTGCTACCGTATTTCCTACCATCCAGTCGCCAGCGCTATTGATGCGCATGCGTTCGGTGGAGCCATCGCCATCAATAAACGCCAAGCCATCAGAACCATTTAATGAACGAAGCCCAAACCTCCCGGTTCCATTTTCAAAAAACGTAAGATTTGCAGACCCGCCAGTAGAGTCTAAATTAATAAGCGACGACCCAGAGTTTTTAACAGTAAAAACTCCATAGACCGAAGGATTTGTTAAGCCAATCCCGACGTTCCCCGAGGAGTCGATGCGCATGGCTTCGGAGCCTGCGCTCCTGACCACAAAATCAGGGACGCCTGAGCTAGCAGTAGAGTCAAACCCGTAGACCCCCGCGCTATCGTCTAAGAAAAATGACCCACGCCGGTTGTTTGCTCCTTCACTTACATAAAGGCTGTAACCAATAACGTCGTCGTTAGTCTGAGACTGTACATAAATGCCTCGGGCTAACGTAGGGATGGAGTTGGTTTCCGTGCCGCCCACCAGCAGGTTGCCACTGGAGTCGATGCGCATGTGTTCGGTTGAATCTTGATAAAACCTTAAAGCGTCAGCCGAAGAGGAAACCAGCAACGACCACTCATTTGTTCCGCCTTCAATTTGAACAGTAGCAGAACTTGCGTTTGATACTTCAATGTTTCCTGTGCCAACCCCGGTTGAACTCGTCTTTCCCACCAACAAGTTCCCGCTAGCGTCGATGCGGGCGCGTTCGGAGCCGCCAGTATACATAGCCATCTGCCCAGACGTGTTCTGCAAGACAGTAGTGCCGCCAGAGCTTGTTTGGTAAAAATTAGATATTGTTGTTGAGGACGTAGTTCTTAATTGGTCGGAAGACGATGTAGAAATGTCTAAATCAAATGTTGGACTGCTCGTCCCAATCCCGACCTGTCCGCTGGAGTCGATGGTCATTGCCTGACTAGAAGCCGCTGTAAAAAACGCTAAGCCTTTTGCCGCAGTAGAACTACCGAAGTTTACGTTGCTTCCATCTACAGTTAAGAAACCAGCGTTAGTGCCGTTGTCAATTAAGTAGCCATTGTTGTTTTTAATCTGACCTGAAACTTGTAACGCTACTGTTGGCGAAGTCGTCCCAATCCCGACGTTGCCGCTGGAGTCAAGATTTAGCATCGTACCAACGGGGGAGCCGCTTTGAGCGATGGAAACAATAGTCGTTCCTGCTGCGTTCTTTAGGTCAAACCTGCCCCCAGCCGCAATGTCGAAAAATGTTCCGCCGTTTTCTTGAATTCGGAGCTGACTGCCAAACGCAGTGTTTATATGCACCCCTGAAGAAGGACTTGCCGTCCCAATCCCCAACCCCGTAGACGTAAGGCGCATTTTTTCGGTGTTATTAACGCCAAAAATCATGCTGCCGTTGTAGTAATTCATCAGATAGGCTAAATCTGATGTCGAATCGTTATAGATATTAAACCCGTTGGACGCAACAGAATTGCTACGCAAACGTAGACCAGAAGTCGTCGTGCCAACAACATCCAAGCTAACCGTTGGACTCGCCGTCCCAATCCCGACATTCCCCGAGCTGTCGATGCGTAATCTCTCAGACGTACTTGAAGAAGTCGGGATAAACTGATTGACAGCAAAATATCCCGCACCTGAACCATCTGCAGAATACGTTGCAATCAAACTTGATCTGAAGTCAGCAATAGGCTCTGAGTGCAGGCTAGCAAATGCATTCTGTCCAGAAGACGAAATACTATTTAGCAGCAGCGCTGCTTTTGTGTTTGAAGCAGCCCCTTTTAGGGTTCCTGAAAACGTTGAAGAGGCGTAGTAATCAGTCGTGCTGATCGTCGCTGTTTTATCAACCGTCAGCCCATCAGCCGTGACGGTGCCGGTAACGTCAATGCCGGTGGCGGTGGTGGCGAGTTTGGCGGCGTTGTCGTAGTAAAGCTGAACCGCACCATTTACGTTGAACGCCGCATAAGTTTCGGAACCACTTGCTGTGGCTAATACAATTTGATTTTGGCCCCTAAGATTTAAGTTGCCCGTTCCAGCGTCAGCAATAATGCTTTCGGTGCCTGAGTGATAAATTTGTAAATCATTGCCTGCCCCAAAATAAGCACCCACGCCGTCGGGGAAACTTATAGTGGCAGTGGTCGAGGCGCCTGCTAGCGTCGTGGTGCCCGTAGCGGTGAGGTTGGTGAACGTACCGGCAGCCGCAGAGGCCCCGCCAATCGTAGCCCCGTCAATCGTCCCGCCGTTGATGTCGGCGGTGGTGGCCGTCAGAGAAGGCGTGGTAATAGCCGTGGCTTGCAGGTCGGTGAATACGTCCGTGACCGTAGCCGTGGCGCCGCCGCCGTCGAACTTCAGGACAACATCTTTCCCGTTCGGGATTTCAAAGTCGTTGCTGGCGTTGTAGGTGCCTTGGAAGACGATAACCGAGCGCCCGCCGGAGAGGCTGTTGCGCATGTGGACGATCTTTTCGGCGTCGTTGGGCGTCAGTTGGACGTAAGCCGTAGCGCCAAGGTCAGCGCCGTCAGCAAACTCGATGAACTTGTTTCGGCCATCGGAAGAGGCACCGTCCGTAATAGCCAGAGTGTTCGGCGATCCAGAGGTTCCAGCGCTCGCAAGCGTAACCGTAACAGCCCCGTTAACCGCTTGGTCAATCAGGTCAAAGTTGGTATTGGTCGTGTTACCCCAAGTACCGGACTGCTCACCGGTTCCGATCTTCTCAATACCAAGGTTGACGGTATAAGTGCTAGCCATCGTTAAATCCTCTATGCCGCGATGTCAGTCCAATCGGGTTCCACACCCGGCGTTACCTCAGTCCAAGTATCCCCAGAAGGTGTTATAGCATTCCACCCATTTGCCACCCCGGGGGTCACTTCCGTCCAAACACCACCAGAAGGAGTTATGTCGTTCCAATTATTACCCGGCGTTGGAACAATTTCACCCCAAATCCTAACAGAACCAACTTGGCCCGTCGCCTCTACACCTATTAAGTTTACAGTAGCCGTACCGGTGACGGTTACGCTACCAACGGACCCAGAAACTTCAAAGCCGGAAACATCAATAGTCTGCCCAAGTTTGACAAGGACCGACCCAACGGCCCCCGTAGCTGCAAGGCCAGACGGAGAAACATTAGCCGTACCGGTAACCGCAACATCCCCAACAGCTCCCGCCGCCGCAAGGCCACTAACCGCAACAACCGCAGCGGCATCGACCACCACCGTACCAACAGCGCCCGTAGCCGCGAGGCCCGTAGCCGGGACGTTAGCGTCCCCAACAACATCTACCGAGCCGACAGCGTTAGTGGCGGCGATACCTAGGGGGAAGACGTTAGCTGCAGCAGCAACAGTTACGGAGCCAACAGAGGCCGTAGCGAAGAGCCCCGTGGTGGGGACATTGGCATCAGCGGAGACAGCGACAGTGCCTGCGGCGCCCGTAGCCTCAACGCCTGTGGGGAATACGTTAGCCTCAGCAACAACCGAGACCGTCCCGACACCACCTGTAGCAGCGAGGCCCGTGGTGGGGACATTGGCATCAGCAGCGACAACAACCGTGCCGATTTGACCGGAACCGGAGACGCCAGTAGGCAGAACGACCGCTTCAGCAACGACCGTTACCGTGCCTACAGCTCCAGTGGCTGCAAGACCTGAGACGACTACCGGGGCAGCTTCACCCCAAGGCCCCTCACCCCAAGTCTGGCGCCCCCAACCGGTGATTAGCGCCATCTACATGCCTAGGCGATGCGGATGATAGCGTTCGAAGCGTCGGCGGTCGGGAACTGGATAGTGAAGTCGCCAGCGGTGGACGTTTTGTCCGCGCCGAAGTCCAGCACCACCACAGCCTTGTTGGAGTCCGTGCTGTTATAGATCAACGCGCCGCGAGCCGTAATGGATGCGGTGGACCACGTCGTATCAGCAAAGTCCGTAAAGGCCGTCGTGCCGGAAGTCGTCGGAGTCACGTTCGTCAGCGTGTTACCGCCCGCCGTGTAGCCCGTACCGCTCGTCTCGTTGGTAGTGCTGTAAGCGGTAGTGGAGGCATCCAGCGTAGCGGAGCTGGTGAACAGCGCGATCTTGAACGTATCGCCCGTGCCGTTGGTGAAGTTGTGCGTGCCCGTCAGCAGCTCTTGCTTAAAGGACGTGCACATCGCCTGCGTAATCGCCATGTCAAAGTCTCCTTATAGCACCCGCAAGGCCGGGGTGCCCTGCCTCAATTAAGGCATTGTAGATGGTGGTCCGATCACTAGCGATAGCCTCACGCATATAGTGCGCAACGACCATCTCCATGTCTTTCTTAAACGCCCGGGCCTGATCTTTAATCAGGGGGTGGGCACTGTCGGACACACTCATTAACTTATCGACGCAACGCGCAGCAACTTCCTCTGGCGTGAACCCCCGGTTTTCTGTCGTGTGTACCGCGACAATCGGTTCCGGGGATACCGAAACATCAACCTTAAACATTAGCTCACCGGCATCCTATATTGCCCAGAACGGTAAGTATCTTCACGCAGCTTACCATCACCAAGCATCTTTAGGAGGCCAATAGCTTGAACGTACAGTTTCTCGTAGTTCTGGATAATATCGGGCTCAGCCTTCATAAACCTAGCAGCTTCGATCAAGGCACCGTTAAGCAGGGCGGAGTCAAACTCATCGCCTAGCCACGTCGTACCCGCCGTCACGATGGACTCGGGGTAGTAGCCATAGTGCAGCTCAACCGTATAGGTGCTATCGGGCGTCGGACCTACGATAAAGAAGTCATCGTCAAAGTTGGCGTAGTGCTTCGGCAGTCCCGTACTGGAGGAGCGAGGGTAGGCCTCGCGGATGAAGTTCACGTCCTTGTTAAGGAGGAAGTGATAGTCCCCATCAGCGTCCACCACGGCCACGCTATAGACATACAAGAAGTCTGAAGGCGTAGCGAGATACTGATTGCCAGAAACGCAAGCGCTCGTGACGTTACGGCGTAGGGCAGGAATCTGAACAGTGTTGTAAATCTTCTGCTCGGCCTGCTCCGTGAACATAGCGAGCTGCGCATCCGTGAAAGAAGTCTCACAGATGTCTTCGATGTTAGTCTTCAGCTCGGTGTAGTTCATATGCTATAGCCTATGCCATGGGCCCACGGGCCATGAGACCCTTCGTAGCCGCACCGGTACCACGAATCTTGATCCCAGACGTTTTCATGTTGATCGGCTGGTTGATCTTCGGGCTCGGAACTTTTTTGATCTTGCCAGTGTCTTTGACTTTCATGACCTACTCCTAACTCGTTGTGACGGTCACTGTACCAACAAACCCAGCACAGGGCGTAGGTTGTAATGGGATGATGTTAGCACGGCTCTGAGCGTACTCAGGGCTGTCTGGGCGCGGGTTACGGATGGCCTGCGGGTCATCCACCGGGTATTCACCCAACTGCAACTGCGGGTGGTCCGGGTCCCAGCACTCAGGGCACGCCTTGATGTTCGTATCGCGCCGTTTTACAAATACGTTCCGCAGCTCCCGCAACTTGTACTGGAAGCCGCACACATCACAGATACCGAGCGCCCTTTGGCTTGAGGCGAAGCGGTTACTCATCAGATGCGTCCTATGCGGGGCACGAAGCGGGCGTTGGTCTTAACCCTGTCCTCGCTCGCTGCCCGGTCAAACTCTTCCTCGTAAGCTGCTTTTAACATCTGCACCCGCTGGGCCAGCTCCGGCACCTTCATGGCGATATGGTAGGCCAACCCTGCCACCAAGCAGGGGAGGAACCGGAAGGGCATATCTGCGGTCTGTACACCACTCCCTGCGTCCTCAATGCGGCGCATCCGCCAATACTTGAAGGTGTAGTCGTTGCTGTCCGGCACGGGCCAGACGTTAATTCTGGGCGCATCCACAAGCCGCTCAATCCAGAACTGAATAGGCCGTCCGGTCGTCGTCTTGTTCGGAATAGAGGCGTAGGTGCTGACGCTGATCCGGTTGATGGTCAGGTCCTGCTGCGTCGAGCCACTGCCCGTACGGATAACTTGTTCTAGCAGGTCAACGGTATCGGCGGGGAGGGTGTACTGTCCCGTGCCGCTAACCAAGGAAACGGTGCCTTCATCAATGGTCCAGAGGTTGATCCCCCGGTTTTGCCATTCGATGGTCATGAGGTTCATGGAGCGCCGGGCCGTACGCAGGTCGTAGCCAGAGCGCATTTCCCGTCCGGCACGCTCCCATGCTTCCTCGGCGATCTCCGTGAAGTCCATGTTGAATGCTGTGGTACCTGACGTAGCCATTAGGTGACAGGGCCTCCGACTAGCCAAGCGTCACAGGTACGAGAGCCCGCGCACTTGAAGTGAAATAGTTGGCAGTACCCTAGGTTAGCTGCCTCAGATACGGACTCTGCATCCGCCATCTCAAACTCTTCGTCCCCCGCCATGCCGCTGTTGATACAGGTCATCATCTTCGGGGTCTGAATAAACGCCGCACAGTTGCCGCAACGAGACTTCTTAGCCTCTTCCGGCGTGATGTCCCACAACTTCCCGAGGCGTTTCCAGAACTTCTCGTTGGGCTCCTCAGGGTTCATGGGGCCGTAGCCATACTCTTCGATGGCGTGGTTGCGGTTCTTCAGATTGACATGCACGTCCTTCGTGGCAATAGGGCACTCTTTCGGGTCTTTGTACCCGTTAGCGATTGCTGACCCTCGTGCACTCGTCGGACGCCTTGCCATTTACTTCTTCCTCTTCAGAGGCTTCACACGGCGGGGTTTGCCTGCTGGCTGACCGAGACTCTTCTTCTGCGATACCCTGCTCTTCTTCTCGGCAGCCGTCATCTCCGATGCCGTTTTGGGCGTCTTCGACGACACGCGTTTGGTCGGGCGGCAGTACGGAGTCCCGCGCTTCTCACCCTTTTGGCGACCGCACTCTTTACCGGTTCGGACATCTTTCCAGTCCTCTTTGAACCAGCGCTTGAGGGCGGCGCCCTTTTTAGTCTTACGAACCGCCACGAGCTTTCTTCTTCCGGCACTTGGCGATGGCGCCCGACGCATAGGCGGACGGGAAGACCTTATACTGCCGCTTTACCTTGCGGTAGCAATCGTCCTTCACCGTGCCGCCTTCTTTGTAGTAGCGTCGCATTACATCATCTTCGCGGGGCGGACGCCTTTCTTAGCCATACCGCAGCCACGAACCTTGCCGCCTTTCTTGTAGACAGCACCGCCCTTCTTCATCTTGCCAACGCCGTCAGCAGCAAAATCGGGGACCATCTTGTCGCCCTTCTTGACCATGTTGAGCTTACCGCCTTCTTTGTAGCCCTTCATGACCTTGCCACCGCCCATCATCCGCTTCGATCCGCAATCCATCTTCTTATCCTCGCGCTCAAACTCTTTGCCCACGGATTGTGGGATGCCGACTTTCTTTGCAAACTCAGGGTTGTTGGCAACTGCCGCCATCAAACGCTTTTGCTTGTCGCTCTTTGACGGCATTACCACTTCACCTTATCAGCCCAGTAGGCTGCAGACATCTTGCCCTTCTTAATATTGCGCGCATGGCGGCTCTTGAAGGACGCCCGCTTTTTCTTCATGCGCTCAGACTCACCCGCTTTCGGCTTGCCTGCAGTCTCGGCACCTTGCTCACCAAACCGGATTACCTTTTCCTTACCGCCCTCACACGCCTTCACGACGTGCGACTTCTTAGGGTGGCCCGGGGTACGGCGGGGCTTGTTGCAGGCCATCTTAGCCTTATCAACGCGCCCCCCGGCGGCGTAGTACCTACGCATTAGCTGTAGAACACCGTCATAGCCGTGATGTTGGTCATCGCAGTGATGAACACATCAGACTCACAACGGATGCCCCAGTCGGGGATGTTCACAGAGTGAGAATCGGACGCAAGGAAGTCGATGTCCAACACAGTCGGACCTCCGTCACCATCAGTGATGGTCAAGCGTCCTGCCCCCGCCCCCGTCAGAACCTGCACCTGACGAACACGCGCCGGGCCTACTGCGAGAGAGGCTGCGGCGGTAATCCGTTTGGCGCGTACGTCTGAATTAGACATGGGTTATCTCCTTAGCCAGCGGAGACCGTCAGCACGCCGGAGTTGCTCCAAAGTTGACCAGCCACGGACGGATCAGAGGTCGGCAGGTCGGTGAAGATGACCACGCTGTTGGTACCGTCGTGAGAGATCGAAATGTCTTCCGTCACCGCACCGGTGCCAGAAGCCTTGGTGATAGCTTTGAAGCCATTTTCGGAACGGACGGGGCCGTTGAACGTAGTGTTAGCCATGGGAATCTCCTGTCGTGGCTAGAGTCAGGCTCAGGTGAACCTGTCAGGGATTAGTTTTCTTTATACGCCGTAATTATCAATGGGTCAAACGTGTTCGTACCTAAATTGCAAGCCCTCGCACGGGCCACGACTTATGGGTTTGCCGGTCTTTAGCGCCCTGCGGAGAGTGGGCATTTTAAGCCCGTAATGGTCTAGCGCCGCAGAAAGGCTAACGAACAACGTATCCGTCGTAATCTCACGAACTTGTTTGCTCATCTTCTCTCGGCTTTCCATCGTATGGCTGCGGCCTAGCCAATGTTGGTTACCCCGGGCGGACTCCGCTAATTTGCGTCTATGCTCCTCGCTTCGAATATGCCCCTTGGCGTTCTGGTTGCCCTTCAGGGCCTCGGACATTTTGCGTCGAGTTTCTGCTGTCGGGATGAACTTCCCCCCGCGCCCTTCAGCAAGTACTTGATGTGTTTTCTCTGCTATTTTCTGTTTGGCACCTTCGGAGTGTTGTTTGCCTGTCCGGGGGTCAGCTACCCGCCACTGTTCTTTGGTGGCCGCAGAAAGCATCGCTAGTGCTTCAGGGCCATGTTTATGCCCAAAGAACGGAGTCCCCTCCCCAGAAGCTCCGCGCCATGGTGCCCGGGCGCTGCGCCCGCTGTTGTAGCAGTAGGGTTGCCCTACATGTTCAGCCAACCACCTATCCTCTGCGGGTTCTAGCTCGTCCCAAGACTCAAGGCGCTCCACGACTTCAAACTTGAACACATCCTCGCCGTATTTATTCCATGCCGCTTGCAAGTGCTTGCAGTGGTGCGTGCCTTTGCGGAGCAGTTTGCGGTGTTGCCGGAAGCGGACTCGGGTGTCCTTTGCGCTGCCGACGTAGAACTTCCCATTGACGACGTTGCGGATTTTGTAAATCACGTTGGTACTCATAGCGTTTATCTCCAGTACAAAGCCTGAAAACACTATAGGTACCACGACACGCTGTGTCAAGCGGGAATTAAAAAGGGGGCCGAAGCCCCCTTGTGGTAACGCTAAGTACTTGATTTCTATCAGCTTGCGCCGGGCGAGCCGAAGATTCCAAGCGGATCGCTCACGCCGAACGAATAGCGCTCGCGAGCCTTGTAACGGGCGTTGCCGGTGTCGAAGTCGGCGTCCATGGACGTTGCCATGGGGGTCCGCACGAAGTGCTTCAGGCCGTTCGGGACATCGGTGAGGAGGAACCACGCG